CTGGAAAATGTTTCTTAACAAGTTCAGCAATTACTTTAGGTTCAAACTCAACTTTTTCACTTTGTAAAATACCACTAACACGTTTAAAGAATTGACCAGCCATTTCAGACTTCTCATCATTCTTCAAACCAAAATCAATCACAGCACAACGACTGTGTAGTGGGTCAATGATACGATTCTTAAAGTTACAAGTAAAAATGAATGAACAGTTACTTGCGAATTCTTCAATCGCATTACGCAAAGCAGGTTGAGTTGAATTAGGATTTAGATAGTCTGCCTCATCGATAATGATAACTTTACGACCACCGGACAACGACATACTGGAAGCGTATGTTTTAATCTTGTTACGGAAAGTATCAATACCAGATTCGTCAGAACCGTTAATGACCATATAATCACAACCAATCTCCTCACACATGGCTTTGGCGACAGTAGTTTTACCTACACCAGCACCACCTGCAAGAAGAAGATTGGGAATATTTTTTTGATTGACGTATTCCTGAAACGGTTTCTTCAACCGTTCAGGCAGAATACAATCAGCGATAGTTTTAGGACGATACGCCTCTGTCCACAATAAATGTTCCATCACAAAGCCTCATAATATAAAATAAAAAAATCAAAAGTTCATTTGAGCTTGAACGATACCTACAACATTGAGATAAGATTCAGTAACTCTAGTGGTACCACCATCAGACATAATGATGTTAGTACCACTTTTAGATTCTTCAATCATCATAACAAATTTAGGATTAATTGCAACTACACCTCCGGAATACTTCTGAAAGGTAACTAACATATTAAGCCTTAGTGAAAGTAGAACCAGCTTCTGTTGTAATCCAATATTGTAAGTCTTTTGCTTTGTTACGGAAATGTGAAACACCCTTAGATGAAATGCGGACATCATATGAACCAGGAATCATCTTCAATGCTTCAGTTTTGAAAATCATTTTGAAGCGGTCACCATTACCATCAGCAACATCAAGTGTGTTAGTTGAAGCTGAATCATTAGTTGCATCAAAACATTGTAGTGATACTTTAGAACCATCAGACACAACAGCGATGTTAGGTGAACTCAATACTGATGATGAACGAATTACCCAATCTAAATCAGAATCAGACAACTCAAATGCAATCTCAGGGTCAGGCATAGCGATTGGTTTTGCAGGAGGCGCTACAACCATTGTAGGGTCACAGAATCGATAGTTCAAACGACTACGACCAGAAAGACCAGAAATAACAGCCATCTTATCACCAAAGTCAATTACTGGTTCTTCTTTGTGTAGTGATAATACTGTCAAAAAGTTATTTAAATCATAAACACCAAACTCTACTGGAATTTCTTCAGTGATGGTGGCTTCTGCAAGAATATTCTTGTTACCAGAAATTGTTTTAATTGTTTTGCCTTGATGAAATACAATACCCGTATTAATGCTAGCAAAGTTTTTCAAAATGTTCAATGTATCGTTAGATAGTTTCATAATATACTCCAAGTTAAATTCATAATAATTATACTACATTATCGAATGAACTGCAACAGCTCATTCACTTTATTGCCTAAATCATTGATTGTGCCGTTATTCTCAATAACATAATCAAAATCAGAACCAATCCAATCGGTTTCAGATTGGTGAATACCCAATTGTTTTAGATTATTTTTACTGAGAGAATAACTCATGTTCTTGGTACCAGCTTTAACATTCAAAGCATCCTGATACCAAACAGGTTCTTCACCTCGTTTCACACGAATAACAATACCACCATTATCTTGTATGAATTTAATTTCATTTTGGAATCGAACATCAGTAACCACAACATCTTTACCTTTGGAACGATTTAATAATGAAATAACCCATATATCCTTGTGAAATACATTTCTGCCAGCTTCAGTTCCCATCAGTTGTAGGGCAAGGCGAGGGGAGAACTCTTTGCCAAATTTTTCACTCCAGTAAGCATCTGGTTCTTCACGCCATTTACGAGATACTTCGGTGTCACCCTCAAGCATCTCTCTCGGCCAACCAAACATAACCGAACAGGCATCTTTCAATGGTTTGGCAAAACTATCTTTAACGAATCCTTTTTGTTCAAGGATATCACCAACAGTTCCTTTACCAGAACCGATAAATCCTACCAAACCAATAATCATAGTTTACCTGTGTATTGTGCAATCTTAGGCATATTACCTGTGAAAGCATATGTACCAATGTGTTGTGTTTTCATCCATGGACAGAGATAAATTTCTCCACCAATCTTACGCCACATTTGACAGAACATATAATCTTCACTTAGGTAACGGTCTGAACCACCACCAGTCATACTGTCTTTAGTATCAATTACAGTATCAAAGTATGCGTGAATATAACGAGAACCATCAAAGTTGGCTTGACCAACATGGTCTGGTTTATAACGAATCAATGGATATGCTTCTTCCATTTTCTTAAACACTTCACGTTTAATCATCATGAAGCCTGTACCGATTTCCATAACTTCTAATGGTTCAGTAACAGAGAACTGTGATGTGCCTTTTACCACATTGAAAACATATTCACCAACTAAGGCTTCAAGTTCTCGTGGTTCCATATCAGGATGTTTTCTTGCGGCTGATGCTACTGCACCCCAATTAATTGATTTTTTAGGGTAAGGTGCACCAATAACATCTTTATCTAAAGCCATCAATGCGATAACATCTTGTGGGTTGAAATGAATGTCGGAATCAATGAACAACATATGTGTGCATTCCGAACGGAGGAACTCATCAACTAAGTAGTTACGAGCTCGTGTAATTAGTGATTCATTGAATAAGAAAGAAAACTTCACTTCAACACCGTATCGTGTTAAAATGGATTGTAAATCTAAACAAGACTTCATATACATACCGTGATTCATACCACCATACATCGGTGTTGCCACGAATAGTTTATTAAGTTTCAAATCATCAACTTTGACTTTGATTTCCATAATGTATCCATATAATAAAAAAGAGGAGAGATACTAATATATATCTCTCCTCATCTAGTGAAACGCCTCTAAATTAGGCGAATGTGTTGATACCGTGTTGGCGTAGTGCCAAGATACCAGCGGCAACCATACGCTTAGTTGGTGTGCCTAAACGATAGAAAGAAACTTTCTCACCGTTTGCGTTAATGCGTGTATTCAAATAGATAGCGTGACCTTCTTTACGCAACGTGTCGATTGTTGCTGAAGGATTTTGAACACCAAATACAGATTGCATCTTAGCAGCTGTTAGTGTGTTATAAGCGCTGTCCTTTGAAAGGTAAGCTAATACTTTAGATTTTGCAGACATTGTAAAACTCCATAATTTATAAATGAACTACTTTCAAAAGAATCTAAGGTGTAGTCCAAACCTCAGATATGTATAATAATATCATTATTACATGAGTATGTCAAGCGTTTTACGGCAGACATACTCACATTTGCCTTAAACTTCTACAACACCAACAGCATCAGACCAACGATTGCCTTTTTTCATGTTGTATGAGGCAGAAACCAACTGTCCATTTTCGAGGGTAGTTTTACCTCCCATTTCGTAAGGAACAATATGGTCAGCGTGCCATTTCTTTATGTTATAAATCTCATGTTCGGGAATAATTTGATTAGTTGCAACACAAACACCTTTTTGTTTTTTCCACAATTGGTATTTCTGAACATCACTAAAGAATCTTTCTTCATCACGAGCAACAACTAAATCACCAATAATTTTTCGAAATTCTTTCATCATTTCAGATTGACGTGCTTGCAATTCATCACGTGACATTGTAGAATTGCAAGAAGCATATGTTCTAGATTCACCACCCTTTGTAGTCATAATCTGTCTATCCGAACCAACCAATCTATTCTCGGTTGACATGAACCATTCAAAGAATTTTTTGGCATCTTTAACTTTAATGTTTTCATCATGAATGTGTGTAATAAGCATATAAAGATTAAATAATGTTGATGTCTTACTGAATCCCTCATCAGCATATTTTAAATATTTTAAAGTTTCTTTGATTAATTTTTCGGAACGAGATGTTGACATTGATACTTGAGATTTGTCCTCATAAGCCTTATTCTTTTCGACAGCTTGTATAGATTGTTGTGTATCAAATGTAGCAAAAATTGCCATGGATACAATATAATCATCAATATCCCTACGATTACGTTGTTTTTCGGTAGGAAACACTTTAGATAATGCAACATAGTGTTCGGTTGACATTTCTCTAACCCATTCAGCAAAAGGAACCAAAATTGCATTTCTAATTTCTTGGGAATTTAATGATACACCGTTGTTGATATTGAGAAATAAATTTGTTAAATCTGCTCTTGTAGCATTAACATAGGCTGTCAAAGAAACTACCACATTTTCATCAACATATTTTTTAAATTCTGGTTTAAATGTATCATATGTATCACAAGTATCATCAATAGTGATTGATTTACCGTTAGGTAATAGATAAGAACCGTGAGCCACTGGAATTTCACCGTTCATAAATTCATTAATTGTAATAGTTCTATTATTACCGTCAATAGAAATCCATTCATATCCTAATTCTTTCCATTTATTGAAATATTTCCAGTCATCAGAACCTTCAATACAATTACTCATACATTCATCAATTCTACAAAGAATAATCTTTGATGGTGCCATACCTGTAATCAGTGAAGTTAAGAAAGCAATTTTCTGTGAGAGTGGCCAGCGAGCCAAAGATTGGAACGATAAGTCTAATGCTGTTTTATGTCGTAAATCCAAAAGTTCTGGACTATTAAGTTTAAAAAAAGCATTAAAAGATTTTAGTGTATTAATTTTCATATAATTCTCCTGTTTGATAGTCATAAACTATCGTTAATAAAATGACATAAAATATTCATAAAATATCGACTGTCAAATGTAATTTTACTACAAAAATAAAAGTATGTCAACCAATTTTCAGGTTAACATACTCACATTTGCCTTAAAAAATGGCATCAGGTGTTGGTTGGGCAATTGGTTCGACATTACTTTCGGCAGACTGAGCCATAATGGTTTCAGTATTGGCACCAGCATCCACTTTAGTGTAGAGGTCTAAGAAACTTGCCTTAGTATCATCATCAAAACGATTCAAACACAATTCAATTGCCTTCATTCTAGTACCAAATACACCATAAGTTTTTGCAATATGAACCAAACGGCGGGTAGAAATCACTTCATCAACACCACCCTCAACAAAAGTTTTGCGAATCACATCAGCCCAAGTAACCAACTTTTCGGCAAATTCATCATCAGTCTTGCCATGATTAGTCAATTCTTTTTTGATAATCTTACGCTCAATAGCAACTGGTGGCCAGTCTTGTTCATAAGTGTTTAGGAATCGTTCCAAGAAGGCTTCATTCAATACGTTAGTAAACATATAACGACCATCATCAGAACCCTTACCTTTAGTATTGGCAGTAGCGATGATAGTGAAACCTTCAGCAGGTACAACCATCTCATTTTTCTTTTTCAACAAGAATGGTTTACCCTCAAGCACACGCTGTAGGCAAGATAAGTTTTGAGCACCATAGTCAATCTCATCAATACATAATACAGCACCTTGTCGAGCCGCAACAGTAACGGGACCATCACGCCATTCCATCTGACCATTAATCAATACAAAGTTACCAAGTAAATCTGATTCATCGGTTTCAGGTGTCATGGATACGCAAACAAATTTACGACCAAGTTTAGCACAAGCCTGCTCAGCAGACATTGTTTTACCATTACCAGAATGACCCGTAATGAAAATAGGATAAAACTTTTTACTTGCTACGATTGATACTAAATCTTCAAAGTTACCAAACGGCACATAATTTTTATAAATTTTAGGAACCAAATCTTCGGTTTCTAAATCAGTCACAACATTGGCAATTCTATTGCCGTGGGAGATTTTTTCAGTTGGCATTTTTACAACCTGAGCAGTCATATTAACAGTTTCAACAACAGGTGCAGGTGTAGAAGCACCAGATACTAATTCAGTAGGCACACGATATAAACCACGACCAGCACGATAAGACATATCCTTAGCATACCATTGTGGGAACTTTAAATCGTTTTTATCACATAAGGCACGAAGCTCTTGTAAAGTTAAAAATTCTTTACCAGTCTTAACCGCAACCTTAACAAATTTTTCACGAGCAGACAAATTCACATTACGCATAATATATAAAACTCCATTTTTCACTAGATACTACCATTATAACACAATTCATACCATTTGGCAACCAGCTAAAAAGCTCTTAA